CGACAAGGGCATGCGATTATACCACGGATTATAATTCCGTGGTATTTTCACTTGTTCGCTCTGAAATTTCTCCATTTAAGATAAAACAGACCCGGGGTGGTCCGGACAGGTTCGCCTATGAGGGGGGGCTTCGCCCCCCAGTTTCTCGTTTCTGCACTTACAAAGCAAAAAAAAATAAAAAAAATTCCGAACATTACTGCCCGGAATCCTCACTAAAGAACTTTAATATGTCTTCTTTTGTCATATATTTATTTTCGATATACCACGATATTGTATCGATAAAAAACATAAAACTTGTTAATGCTCTATTTAGATATTCGCCTCTATGATCCCTGTCTAAAGGAAGTCCAGTCTTGTCGTTTATCCATGCATACTTGTACATTAAAGGGTAGTACATCGGGGTGTATCCTTCAGTATCCTTTGGGAATCTCCTTTTTAGTATACTAGTGGCAAGTTTATGTTTTTCTATATTGTTCATAGCCATCTTTTTTCTTTAAACTCATTATACATGCGACTATTTGCACTGTGTTTTAGGTTTTGGGAAGAACGTTTTATAGATTATTGTTCCATCTTCAAGCATTTCGTAGGCAAAAGCTTTATATTGTTTTCCACTAGCACTTCTGCGGGCTTTATAATATACGCGATTCATACATATACTAAATTCTGGGATTCTTGACAGCATTGTTTTTATTATGTCTACGAGAGCGTCTAATTTAGTTCCCTTTTTGAGCCATCTTTGTTTATATCTAGCAACAGCATGAAACGTTATTATACAGTGCTCCCAAGTATTTGTCTTCTCGTCTCGAATTGTTATATCGAAATTACGGTGTTCTCCATGTGTCATTGGAGTCTTTTCGATAAAAATACAGTAGCTATTGTGGTGTATCAACCATCTTTCGTTAGCCACTTTTTCAAGTTGAAGGGCGCCTTTTATGCGCATTGGCGCCCCATCTAACAATACTCTTCCGTTTATCATGCTACAAGTTCGTATTCGTCATACTTTTCTTCAACATCATTGTTGAGCTCTTCAAGCTTCTCTTTTACTTCTTCAGAGCTTGTTTTCTTAGCGGATTCAGCTTTAATTCTGTCAATAAGTTCCTGCGCATGAGGATTTCCGTATGTGTTATACATCCTAAACAGCATCATTTTCATGTTATCAAGCTCACGGTCATTCTTATCGCCGTCATACTTATCAATCAGCTCTTCAAGCTCTGGTATTGTCACATTTTTAAGTATGCCGTTATCGTTTACTTTACGGATAATCTTACCGTTTTTATCGTATAAATTAGAATATTTGTTAATCTTGCCCATCGTTAAATAGTTTTTTCAATAATCTCTTCTGCATTTCCTTTGTTTTCTGTACCGCTTTGATACATGCTGGAGTTAACGCTATGTCCCTCAGTTTTCTCACTGTGTGCAATGGCTTTTGCGCATTCAATCCATCTTTCTTTTCCATCTTCATCCTTGATTATGTGTTGAAATATAAGATCTTTTTTCCATTTATTGTATTTAGCTAATGCGTTTTCAAACTCCCTTTTTCCGTTATACTGATGTATAAATCTCAACATCCGCTCTCCGTCTACAGAGCCACATGCACTAAGGTTACATATACCATCTACAAAAGATAGGGTGGCCTGCTCGCCGAATTTATTCTCTAATCTCTCGTATTCTTCTCTACTTTGTTTAAAATACTGATTATCTGGGTCATATATAGGCTCAACATCAGCGATATAGCAGGCGTTTATTGGGGTCCCGTGTATGAAGAAATACTTGCAAGTATCCGTTACCGGCAATCCGGTATCTTTCATACTTAAGAAGTCTGCATAATATAAAATTGCATTTAACTTAATCATACTGTTTGTTGTTTACTTACATAACGTAGTATATATGCATTTGGTTGCCCAACCTTGCAAATAACAGTACGGTTCATGACTCTTATTCCAAGGTTGTGTATTTCCGATACACTCCATTAGATGTAATACATAATGTAGTGCTTCATGCGAACAAGTGTCTACATTTTCAAACTTATCTTTACATTTTACCGATTTACTTGTAAGTAGGACTAAACAGCACCAATTCATATCTGGCTTATGCTTTACTCCCCAGTATGTGTATGCAAAATCAGATTCTTCATTGTTAAGTAGCTCCTCTTCTGTTAGATCAAAGCGCTTCATAAGCTCTTTATTTGTGTAATTTTTGGCTACATAAAGAGGATATGGGTATATTTGTGGATCGTATCGGTCTACTATTAACTTCTTCTTACTCATGTTATACTAGTTATATAATATATTATATTAAGCTTATATAGATATATATCTAACGAAAAAACAGCAAAAATGGTTGAAAAAACAAAAAATTTTCAACTTTTGCAACCGGTTTTGAAAACTTTTACGTTATGTTGGTGTAATTAAAAGATACGAAAATGACAAATACACTTATGGTAGTAAAACCATTCTTCGTTATGGAGGTTGGTGATACGTTTGAGAAGACAGGCGATGGCTCATATGCTAGCGTATATTCATCTGAGTATTCATCTTCTGATGCAGAAGGCGGAGATGTTCAATCTGCATATACATCACGTTATGAGATCTCGGAAAGCTATGCAAAGAACCTTTTAAAGGACGGCTTCCTCAAAGAGGTAAAGGATCGCGACAACTTCGTAAACGTATTTGATGAGATTGAGAAGCTTAAGAACTTGTATAGCAACGAGCTTGAGTCACTTGACGAGGATTATGCAAATGCTCCTTCATGTCTTAAGATTGAGAAGAAGACAGTTCTTGAGAATCTCTCAAAAGTACTTAATCACCTTTCAGGTCTTAAGAAGTAATGAATAAGGATAATAAGGATACACAGATCATGGATCAGACAGTACTGGCACAGGATGTTTCAAACAAGATTAAGTTTGAGTTCCGTAACCAGTTCCTTGTCAAGCCATTGGATCCGGTAATGGTAGAGAAAGAATTCAGTAAACCAATTCCTAAGGGCGAAACAAAAGACGAAGATGGAATTGAGGCAACTGATTACGATGAAGTAGAGAAGGAAGTAAAGAGCGTTCCTTCCGATTATCGTAAAGCGGTAGTGCTTAAAGTGCCTGCTGAATACAAACCAGATAACTTCAACATTGAAGTAGGTAATATAATTGTATACAAGGAAGGTACAGCTCGCTGGTTCGATCTTTGTAAAGATACACAGCTTGTAGATATGTACGCCGTAGTAGGAATTGAGAAATAATGGACTTAGACAAGACTTGTCGATCTATAGCAAAAGAATTAGGTTATGACTACGAGCTCGTACGTCGAATAGTGATGTACGAGTTCGAGTACACAACCAAAGTGATGAAAGATCCAGATGACTATAGAGAGATATTGTTCAATAAACTGTTTAAGTTTAAGCTCAAACCAAGATTTAAAGATAATAAAACAAAAAACTATAGTCCAAATGGGAGAAATGAAAACAATAATGCTTCCAAGGATCGGTTATATGCTTGATCCTACGTCTGGAGATATTAAGCACATTGATTCAGAAAGAAATGGTGTAGACAACATATTCATTGTTCCTGAAAATTGCATTGTGCGTATTGATGATACAGTCCTTGATGCAGAGGCTGGCGATTTAGTTATAACTTTCTACGAGAGTAGATTCCCTAATAAGGCAGTTGTAATAAAATCGGAGATGTGGAAACAGAACATTAAGGCATATCAGGATTATATACAGAAGCAGAAGGAAGAGTGGGCAAAGAGCAAGGATGATAGATGTATCTGTGAATGCGAAATGCCTACCGCATGCCCAGACTGCTGATAAGCCCAGAAAATGTTGACAAATCATTTAAATAAGTAACGAAAATGGCAAGAAAAACAAGTAAGGTAAAGTCTACTACAGTTGATTATATTGTAGACCTAAGAAATATTGAGAGTGCTCAGGATGTATATCTTGCATTTGCGGTAGCAAAGATTAATGCACATCTCACACAGAATGAGCTCGACGCATTCGTCGATACCATTCAGCCTAAGTTCTACATCGTGTATGGTCCAGAGCCAGCAAAAGAGGTAGAGTCAAAGAAGAAACCAAACATCTTTAAGCGTGTTTGGAATTGGATTACAGGTAAGTAATTAACTGGGGTATTCGTATACCCCATACATCGCGGGGTAGCGCAGAGGTAGCGCGCCAGGCTCATAATCTGGAGGTCGAAGGTTCGATCCCTTCTCCCGCAACCCTGCTTATACTAGACTACTACGAAATAGGTATAAGAGTTGTTGAGCGGGTAGTAACGTTGTGAACAATTAGTGGCTGGTAACCGAGCAGCCGTTGAGGTACTAACGCAGTCTGTTATGCAGGCATCGGAAAATCTTGATCGAACAGGGGCGATCTAAAATAGCCCCCTGTGCAGTGGGGTGTGGTGTACCAGCTGTGCACATCTATCTCTAAAATAGAAGGTCTCCGGTCGGCACGGGGCACCCCGACTAATTACAACGTAGGTTAGAGATGCGTTGTATATACTTAAACAATATGAAAACGAAAGTATGTACAAAATGCGGTTTAGAAAAACCGATAGATGAGTTTGTGAAGAGGAGTAGCAGCTCAGATGGACACGCATCATGGTGTAAACAATGTCAGCACAATCACTACCTACAGTATTATAAAGAAGCAAAATAGAAGTTTAGATTGAGAGCTAAACAACATATTTAGAAAATAAAAGATTATATTGTCGAAAAGAAATCTTGTGGCTGTGCTATTTGTGGAGAAAAAGATATAGCGTGCCTAGATTTCCACCACATCAACGGTAAAGATTTTACAATAAGCTAGAGTATACGAAACGTAGCTTTTGATAAAATAAAAGAAGAAGTAGACAAGTGTATAGTTCTATGTTCAAACTGTCATAGAAAACTACATTATTATAATCTACAACTTTCCTCTCTGGGTTCGAATCCTAGTGGGGGTACAACAGAAAATTAAATACTAAAATAAATTATGCAGTTAAAGTTTAAGAAGTTATCAGAAGACGCAGTCCTTCCAGTAAAAGCACATGATACAGATGCAGGCTTAGATCTCACGGCAACAGGTATTACAACTCAGATTAATGAGTGCGGCCAGCTTATGCTTGTATATCATACAGGCCTTGCAGTAGAGATTCCAGATGGTTACGTTGGTCTACTTTTCCCAAGATCTAGTGTATACAAGAAGTCGCTTGCACAGACAAACAGTGTTGGCGTAATTGACGCAGGATACAGAGGAGAGATCATGGCTGTATTTAAGACAACTACAGATGTTGTTCCTGCAGTATATAAGCAAGGAGATCGTTTCGCACAACTTGTTATTGTTCCAATCCCAGAGATCGAGGTTGTAGAAGCAGAGGAGTTGAGCGACTCAGATAGAGGAGAAGGCGGTTACGGTTCTACTGATGTACAGGTAGAAGAGAAGCCAGAGGGTAACGTAGAGGCAGAACAGGCTGCATAATCTATGTAAAATATAATAACAAGGGAGCATTCGAAAGATGTTCCCTTTTGTCGTATGCATGCAATTAAATTACGTAATTTATGAATAACTTTTATAACGAACATCCTTATGGTATCGGCGAATATGAACACCGTTTGCTAGATGAGAAGATTGTATAGCTCTCATAGAACATTGCTGGTATAGAGCAAAATGTAACAGAGCATACTTCTAATGATTCTATTCACGTTACCGAAGAGGATAAAGAGAGATGGAATAGCGCTGCTGAAGCCATTTCTAACTCATCTGATCAAACTGATGATGATACATCAAGTGCAATGACTGCAGAAGACGTATTGCAGTTAGTAGATGGTGAGGGATACATAAAGGAAATTCCTAGCCACTATGCTACCGAAGAAGAAGTTAGATCATGGTTGAATGACTACGTTACATATGAGTATTATGGAACTCATGATGGCGGTGGATCGTAGAATAGCGATGAGGACTGGACAGACGGCGACATTATAGATAGGTTTAAGTTGGATGAAACAGCAAAACCAATAAACAGTAGCACAAAAAGTATTAGGTTGGTACTAAACAAAGAGTCTAATGAAATATAGCTATAGACTATACAGTCTTTCTCTGCGCAAATAAAAATTACGCCAAATCATCTTGAATATAAACAGCCTGGCACAATTAAAGCTGAAGCTATATTTACTGATGGTACAATGCGCTCTGTTGAGGTGTGGAACGACTTGGAATCAACACCTGTAGACGTTATGTCGCTTCCACATAATTATTCTATAGCATCAATGCCTGCATCTTCTGTCAAATTTAATTTGGCGTATGAATCAATAACTGGGGATACAAATACAATTTATACAAGCCTCAGCGTTTACAAGAAATGGTATCATTGGAATTCTTCAACAAGTGGAGAAACTACAATTCCAAACGGCGCTTAGAATGAATTGCGCGAGAGCAAACCTTCAGATTTTCAATGTACAGCAAGCTCTCAATAGTACACATATATGGCGTTTCCTAAATCATGGAATGTAAATCCTGCCAACTTCACATATGGTGGAATGAGTTTTGACTACGTCAAAGATGGCAATGGTGATATACCAGAAACAAACGGCAAATATGGAGATACTAACGACTATATAATAGTTTAGTCAACAGAAAAGGGGCTTGAAGATAAAATACATCTATAATTATGGCATATACATGGAATAGAAACGGAGGAGTTCGTGTATCAGGAAAGCTTGCTTAGGGTGGATCAAATCCGTTTCCGCTGCTATCTGCAGGAGACCTCGATTGGGATAATGTAGAAGTAGAAAGCGGAAAACATCTTAGCACAACAGACGACCTCCTTAATTATATAAAGTCTGTAAAGTCTACAAACGAAACAACGTGGACTGACGAAGATCTAGAGTTTGCCACAACCGGCTATGAGATAAGGTGTGATAAATCTGTATGCTATAAAGGCGATCAGCTTTCAAATGTACCAATCTCAATATGGAAGAGTGTTGGTTCTGAATATACAGAAATAGACCATGATACAGCTGTGGCAGCAGGCATGGAACTTGTATGTGATCTTCCAAACAATTCGGCTACATCAATATTAAATTGGACGTCATCAGTATCATACCTTAGTGGGACCGTTAATTATGTTGGTCCATATGTATTCAAATTGATGAAGGGCACAGGCGCCAATGCTATTGAGTTGGCAAGACACGTACTAACAGTTCTTACCCCTTTATATAAGACTAAGGTTGTGTATGTGTATAAGCACTCTGATTCTACAATAACAACAGCTCCAGTTGGAGGTACATACAATTTTAGCACTGGAATATTAAATCCTACACCAGATAGCAATTCTTGGTCTACTTCTCCATCTGGTCTTACTGGACCAATTTGGGTTAGTAGTGGTTTTGTAAGCGAAGAGTCTCCAAGCAACATATCATGGAGCCTACCTAGTATTTATCTTACACATGAGATGACATAGGTAGAAGACAATCATATGGTCAAGGAATTTGCTGTATATAAGGCCGCTGTAGGTCCATATACAACTATTGAGAACGGATAGACTGTACAACATAACAAGCAGATTCCAGCAGCTCCAGCACAAACGAACTGCTATAGTTTTGCTACTAACACATTTACTCCACCGCAGTATTGGTACAACGAACCAGAAGCTGCAATAGCTGCATATAAAAATAGCTAGTCAAATTAGAGCTTGAAGTCTAATTATAGAGTTTGGAAAACATACAACTCATATAGAGTTACTTCATATGATGGTGTTATTGATAACAATACATACCAGGAAGGTACATGGTCTACTCCAGTAGAATATCTGAATATAGATAAAATATTGGAAGATGCTAAAACTCAGTCACAGCAAGTTGCAGACGATGCTATAAGAAATGCTAGAGCCGATTTGGTTGGAGCTGAAGATCTTGAGACTATAATAGATGCAGTAAACTCTATATTTGCATGGTCTGTAGTAGAAGATGGCACAAACTCACTTCCTAGTAAGTATACTGAAATAGTAGATGGCGCTGAAGGTTCTGATGATCATATATTGTACGGCAAGTTTAGTAATTATTTTGATTCTGCAACAAACAAGCATACTGGAAGCCTTGAGCTTGTAAATGCAAATGCAAACTTGTGTGTTACAGGGCTTCAGATGAAAGCTATAAAGTTTGATCCTCTATATGTAGGAGGTGTAAGTCAAGGAGCTAAATGGATTGCGTACATTCCAACTACTACTGAAATTAGGAATCAAATATCATCTCTTAACCAACAGACTAACACCCTTAGCACTGCGGTTAGTGCAATGGATCCAAACCAAATTAGATTATAGGTATCTAAAGGGTTCAAAAATGATGTTACATGGACTGAGGTCCCAGAGAGCGATTGGATTAATGCTAGAGTTGTAATGTAGGAAGATCCAGATGATGATGAATTGGATATAGACGAGTATTACAATACTAACGTTGGAACTGTACATTCAGAATACATAAGGCATGCCACAGTGTACGAAAATGGCAATATTGTTACAATGTAGGCACAGTATGACTCGTCTACTAACCAATACGACTTTTTATCAGCATTGCCTTCTAAGCCGTTCGATATAGGTGTAGATTTAAACAAATATGACCCTCGTGGATATGTATACGGTCATTACTATCGTGTTCATTTTGGATCATGGAGTGCTAGTGATCAGAATGCTGGATACAGATATTATCGTTGTGATTATCCTATATCTACTGGATTCTTAAATGTCCTTTCAGAAAAAGTTAGTCTAGGAATAGAGCGTAGTACTACATCTGGACACGAAGGCGCAAATCTAATATTCTCTTTTACTAAAGATGGATCAAATGCAGCAATTACTGCTACAAATATAGTTCTAAATGGAGATACTATAGCAGATGCTATATTTGGCAAATCGTTAAACATCAATAATACTACATATCTATGTTCTGATGGTGATGTATACATGGGTGTTCCAAATGGCTCAGTAATCAACCCAGATGCATCTGATAAAACCAACTTGAATACTGGTGGTGGCAGTTCTAGATTTAACCATGATGGATCAGGATAGCTTGCTGGTGGCAATATACGATGGTCTAACAATGGAAGCATGTGGATTAAGGATGCGTATATTGGCAATAGCAATGTATGGCATATCGGCCAAAACTCTAATTCTGGAAGTGTTCCATTTATAGAGGCTTGGGATTACAACGAAACAACAAATTCTGGATCTGCAATGGATTTAATAATAACCCCATTGTCTTTGAGCGCAAAATTGTGGACCCCATTTGCATCTAACAATCCAGATCACGGCAAGGAGTATTGGAAGATAAATAGAGATGGAACTGCACAGTTTGCACAGAACAATGCTTATTTTGATTCTAATGGCAATTTTAAACTTGGAGCTGACACACCTTAGTCTGGAAATCAAGTAAACGGAAGAATAGCATATTCTGCTTCTAATGGCACACTTTAGATTTCAGGATCGAGGGTTAAGATTGATGCTGGCGCACAACTTGAACTTGGTAGCGGAATGCAAAGCATAGCAATAAATAAACTTGGCGCCTCAGTCAACGGCCCACTTAATACAGCAGATGTATATATAGGTGGTGGAAAGTGCTTCTTTAAAGGAGACGATGAAGAGATTGCAAGCGGCGTAAATGGTGTTGCTTATGGCGCCTATACTGCAGGCGCTGGTCATCTTGCTAACGGAAATGTTAAGTGGAATAAGAACGGCGATGTTTCTGTTAAAGGTAATATTGAAGCTGATAGCATGAAGATAAATGCCGTGGCATCTTATTAGGATGAATCATCTCTTGGAACCGGCAAAATGTGGTTTACTAATTATGGCAGTGCAAGAGCTATTTCTCATGGTGTTATACAAAATGCACATGTAACTCTTCGAGATGACGATCCTGTAATACTATTTAAGAGGCTAAACGAAAATGAGGACGGATACGATTTTTTTGTATTGAACCCGTTGCTCTTAGGTAACGGGGCAGAAACAATTCGTACAACCCAGATAGGAGCTTTAGATTCGTCCACATCTTCAGCAACAATAACTGATATAATTGCAGATAAAATATACGAGCGCTATCTATATAGCAATAAAATAGAAAAAATAGATACAACATCAAACGGTTCAACTGCAATAACGTTTGATAGCGGGTCATATTCAAGCTTGTATATGTTTAGGTTTGTTGATGCACCATGTTTATATTACGACGACAGCAACAATTTGATATACCATCCGTTTATACAAGGCTAGTCTCAGTATGATAAAGTTATAGAGATAACAAGGCTTAGCGTAAGCGGTGTTAACAATAATGGAGTAAAAAGAGAAAGCGTATATTTGTATCCTGCATATTCTGGAAATGGCGCTGTAGAAAGCAGAATGTCAAATGCAAATGGAGTAGGTTACTTCGTATCAACTTCGTACAGTGAATATGGGGATTTTATAGACCCTAGCAACGGATACGTACACAATTTGTCTACTGGACAAAGAACTCAATATAATAATATAGACAGCGATATGAAGATTATGATAAAGTCTGATATATCTGGATATGATGGTGTTGTGTACCTTAACAACTCATTTAATTATAACAGTTTATTTGCATCTCATTCGTCTGATATAAATTATGTTACAACTGGCTCTTACTCTTCTGGTGCAGACCCACAGTTAACAGGTATAATCCCATCTACAACAACTATTAGCACACTATGTTATTGTGGAGGGAATCACTCTATATTTAATTCGTAATGTTTGATATAAAAGGAAGCAAGATCGTATTAAACACCGAAGATTTAGCTATACCTCCTTTCAAGGATCACTTCAATAATGCAGAGGATAAAGCTCAGGCATTAAAGGAAATTGAATATGTGATATGGTTAAATAAATGGAATACTCCATATGAGGCATATCCTGAGAAAGAACGAGCTCAGAGGGTAGCTATGGATGTGTTTAAGGATCAGAATTATATACCTACTGCAGAGGTAAAGGAATTAAGCAAACGGTTTATCGAGTTCCAGGAAACTCCTGGGACCCGATTGCTGACTGCATCTAGAGCTGCAGCAGAGGGATTAACAGATGCTCTTAACCAGTATTCAGCAGGAGCTATGGATATTGATGTTGCTATTAAAGTAACACGTATCTTGAAAGATGTTGGAAACATTGTTAAATCATTGGATATGACAATGAAACAAGCTAAGGCGGAGCAAATGGAAACGGGACGAGTAAAAGGTGGAGGTCAGATTGGTCTCTACGAGATTCCAAAATAATTAACAATAGCGCATGTATACGGCTATGTAGGTTCGACTCCTACCTTGCGCTCAATAGACTGGCCAGTCTTTTTCGTGATAATTATTTTTTAGTATTTAACTTTAAACTTTATAATTATATGAACGACAAAGAAGGTATAAACATTTTACCAGTCGTAGGTGGTAACGGTACAGATTCAGCTACAGCGATGGCTATGATGAATAACAACCCTTGGATGTATCTTGTAATGCTCGCTTTATTTGGCGGCAATGGATTTGGCTGGGGGAATCGCGGCGGCGTTACACCTGGTACAGCTGCTCTTGATATCGAGACGCAGAATAAGCTTAACAGCCTGCAGGCCCAGATTAATGATAACAACAACAATCAATGGGCACGTGAAGCTATCCAGGGTAATACATTTGCAATTAGTCAGCTGTCACAGAATCTTAACGTAGATTACAATGCTCTGACTCAGGCTATCAATACCGTTAACTTCGGTATTTCACAGCTTGGTGCTCAGACTGGCATGGGATTTGCCGGCGTTACTAATGCCATCAATCTTGGTAACCTTAACCTGATTCAGCAGATGAAGGATTGCTGCTGTGGTACACAGAAGCAGATTCTTGAGCAGGGTTACCAGGGTCGTATCGAGACCATCAATCAGACTAATGATTTGTCTACTGTTATGCGTGCAGAATCCGGACTTGCACGAGCAGAAGTAGGTGCATTTAGACAGGCTTGGGAGAATTCACGTTACCAGGATGTTGTTGCAGAGAAGACTCGTCTGCAGACCGAGTTGGATCTACTTCGTTCGCAGTAGGGTACACAGGCAGCTATAGCTCCTGTAATTGCTGAGGTTCAGGCTCTGAAGTATCAGTTCGCGAACTTCTTTGACAACTATGGTGCTAAAGCTACAAGTGCAACTACTGGCGCATAATCATATGAAGTTATCTTTCGCATGGGTCGGGGGGCTCCCGACCCTACGAAAGTTTTTGTTAAACTAATTACACTATGAGCAATATTTTATTTAAAGACTTAACGCCAGGTAGTCCAATACATGCCTTGATTAAAGGCAGTGATGAGGTTAAATACGTTGAAGGGTCTATCGTATCAATAGGACAACAGAGAGTGGATATGCAACAGGGTCAATTCCCTATGGCTACTCCTAAGACCGTTGTGGATGTTACGTACAGTATAGACAATAAGAACTATACAGATGCTGTAGAGGTTACAAGCTGTATGTTTCCTACTGAGAAGTTGGGCGACATAACACTTATAGCTACAGACAAAGATCCAATAATACGTGAACTACATGCTACACTAAAAAGAGCAGAGGATTATATCAAGAGTGTTGAAACAGAAGTTCCTAGGAACAAAAAGCGTATAGATGACTGCAAGAAACTTATCGGTTCTTTGGATACAGTATATGCAGAAAAGTAGGAACTTGATTCTAGAATAAAGAAGCTTGAAGACAGTAATGCACATACAAACGAATTGCTAACACAGATATTAAGTAAACTTCAATAATATGAAAGAAGAGTTTAAACAACTGTATGATATAATCATATGTTCCAATGATGAACATAAGATGCATGTTCTTGGTAGTGTTACTAAAGACATGATGCAAAAGTTTATTGAGCAGAATCCACAACAGGCTAGGGAGTATTTAGACATGCTTCAGTCTGTGAAATGGAAGAACTATGTTACAGCTAGGGAAGCTGAACACGTAGTTGATAATATGATGCCAAAGCCATCGTTTACACGACAGCAATGGGATGGGATGATGCTAGATGAAAACCTTCCTAAGTTTGAAGAAGCTTGTTATAATGAGCATGCACTATATCTTACAATGTGCATGATTTCTTCTGACTCAGAAAAGACCTTATATAATATAATAGGTGGTAATGAAAAAGCTGTTAGTAGAACAGAAGTATTTCACGCTATATATAAGTTGGCGTTAGATAAGCTTAAGGATTAGGATGGCGTATTCAATATTCGTTCATACTTTAATTTATAATTATGAAAGATACAGATTATATAGGAAAAGATAAACTGTATCATCTTGCAGCGTGTCTTGCAGTTTCTGTATATAGTACAGAGGCTGCAGCAACTGCAGCTCTTGCAAAAGAGTACGATGACAGTAAAGAGCATGGTAACCATTGGTGTTGGTGGGACTTAGTTGCCGACACAATTGGTATAGCTATTGGTACTACCATTAGGCTGGTTATGACTGGCGGTAAATGGAATTGGTACTAATATTATGGTAGATTTTAACAAAAGAATTAAGAACAGCGATAAGTTTCGCTAGAGCGCCATTTTCTTTCAAGAACATGGGTGCTATACCCTCGCTCCCATTGGAACTACTGATTACATACAATTCTGGGAGCAGGAAAAAGAAAGATGTTTACACGGTTATGTAGCTCCAGACGGAGATGAGATAACCGGTTATCACTACTTTTATTTGAACTACTCACCTATCATGAAACTTGATGAGGTTGAGTATACTGACAAACACGGAAACAAGAGAAAGAGAAGAGAACGTATCTTAGGTTTCCCAAGATTTTATGACTATGACTACTACTACTTTAACGCAATAGAAGATGCCGAAGAAGCCGGAAAACATATGGCAGTGCTTAAAGCCCGTCAACGTGGATACTCCTTTAAGGGAGCTTCTATGTTGGTACGGAATTACGAGCTCATTCCAGGCTCCAAGAACTTTGCTGTTGCTTCGGAGCAAAAATTCCTCATTGGCGATGGTTTGCTCACCAAGGCTTGGTAGATTATGGACTTTTGCGATAAACATACCGCTTGGGCTAAGCAAAGGCTTACTTCGACCCGTATGGAAAGGGTTAGTGGATTTAAAGTCACAGATGAATTTGGCAAATCAACTGAATAGGGATATTTATCTTCTATTACAGGAATTACTCTCAAAAACGACCCAGAAAGAATCCGTGGAACCCGCGGTAAGTTAGTGCTTTGGGAAGAAGGCGGTAAATTTCCTAACCTTCTTACAGCATGGCGTGTTGAACAACCAGCTGTGGAAACCGACGACGGCGTAGCTTTCGGTCTTATGGTAGCTTTTGGTTGTGTCTGCAAAGGTACGAAAGTCTGGACAAGTACTGGGGATTGCGTAAAGATAGAAGATCTTCATAAAGAGCAAGGAATAATAGGTTGGGATACTTATTAGGCAGTATAGCAGAAGATTGAGAACATGAATCCTCCTGCAACTAAACCATGCGTTCGTATTACTACAAATACAGGAAGAATACTAGAATGTAGTACAGACCATCCTTTGCTATGGTCTAAACCAGGTTGGACAAAAAGAGTCCCTGGCAAAAGATCAGAAAATGAGTATATGAAGCAGTGGAAATTTCACGCTGCAGAATTATGCAAAGTGGGGGAACAAGTAGCCGTAATAGATAGTATACCATTCTTTGGTACAAAAAAGATGTGGGAACCTAGAGTTGTAGGTTGGCTAATAGGTGACGGTAGTTATGGAATAGATAAAACTCCTAGACTGTCTAATTGTGACGATGAGATAAATGAGTACATAGAGTCACATTTTGATACAGCAAAAGATAGACCTGATCGCGTTACTAAAGACGGTAAGATTTACAAAGAGACTAGGATAAAAGGTATATGTCCAGAGCTAAGAAAACTTGGAATATATGGTCAGACTAAAGCTGCTAAACGATTACCGGAGCACATACATCAGTATGACGCAGAATCTTTATCAGAGATGATAGGAGGGTTGTTCGATACTGATGGATATATTGGTGTAGATAAAACAGGAAGACCTAGAATAACTCTTACTCAATGCTAGAGAGAAATCTTAGATGAAATTTCCGAAGTACTTATACATTTTGGTGTGCATTGTTCTATAAACTTTATAAAAACAAAAAACAGAGTTCATGTTAGCAATGGACGTACTATAAAAGACGGAGAAGGGCATTGGAGACTTTCTATCAATGATATTACTAGTATTGGCAATTTTGCAAAATACATTTCCTGTGCTGTTACTTATAAACAATCTGCATTAGATTTGATGATGTTGTATACTCAAGAACATCTTGCACAATATCATAAATACGTATTGGGAGTACATGCGGAAAAGATTGTAAAGATAGAAGACATTGGAGAGTAGCCTATATATAATCTTACTGCTGCTTGCAATAACAACTATATAGCTAACGGTATAGTAACACACAATACTGGCGGAACGGAAGGAGGCTCTTTCGACGGACTCAAAGATTTGTTTTATAAGCCGGAGGCGTACAACGTATTAAGCTTCCCAAATATATGGGATGACAATGCAGAAGAAACAAGATGCGGTTTCTTTGTGCCGTCTTGGAGCAATATGGATGCTGTTGACGAGAACGGTAAGTTCAGGTTCATGGACAATGATGGTAACACTCTAAGAGATTTAGCTATACAAGAACTCATACACCAAAGAAACGTAATTAAAGATGGTGGTGCTACACAACAATCCATTGACCGTTTTATATCAGAGCGTCCGTTAAAGCCACAGGAAGCAGTACTCGAGCTTGGTAAAAACATATTCCCACGTAAACTACTTATGGATCAGCTTACTAGAATACGAACTAATAAGAAGTTGTAGAATATGAAGCATATAGTAGATCTAACGTGGGATAATGGTAAAGTACAAGCGCATGAAAAGAAAAGTGGTGACATCACGTCCTACCATCTGAAAAAGGACGATAAACCAGATGGATCAGTAGTAATATGGGAATATCCAGTAACAGACCCACCATACGGGTTGTATATAGCAGGGTGTGACCCCTACGACCACGATGAGAGTTTTACTAACTCATTGGGTTCTACTTTTATATTTAAACGTGTACAAGCTGGAGAAGCTTGGAACGACGTAATAGTGGCTGAATATTCTGGAAGACCAGCTACTGCAGAAGAGTATTATGAGAATGTTAGAAAACTATTAGTATTCTACAATGCAAGATTACTCTTCGAGAATGAGCGTAAAGGAATTTACCCTTATTTCACAAACAAACACTGTGATTATTTATTGGCAGACCAACCTGACAAAATCATTACTGAAATCTTTAAAGACAGTAAAGTATAGCGTAGGAAGGGATGCCACATGACCAAACAAATACGAGCATACGGAGAAGGATTGATTCTAGAGTGGCTGATGGAAGAATACGAAGAAGGCCACATGAACATAGAGAGGGTTTACAGTGAACCTCTCATTGAGGAATTAATTGAGAATGATGGAGTTAAGAATGTCGATAGGTTGATCGCATTATGTATGGTCATGCTTTATAGAGAAGAGCTGTATTAGATAAAAGTATCAAAGGCTAAAGAAACAAACAAACAGGTTGAACTATTTGATCTGCCGTTGTTCGGGTCAACATATTGGGATGACGAACCACAATCAGACGAAAGTTTGCCGCTATTTTCATTTTGAATATGGTAGAAGATAATTTATATAATTCACGGTTTCCACAACAAAAGTTACCTCTCTCAAAGAAGAACGAGAAGTGGCAGCATGATTGTGTAAACTACATCATAGGCGAAGGCAACATCGTCTCAGGAGGTCAAGGTGGCACTCGATTTAGTGAGCTGTAGCAATACTATGACCTGTACAATAGTATCTTTGACGAGAGGGATTTTAAGAAGATAACTAACCCATTTAAAGTACAGGACGGTTTCCCAGCTACACCACAAGACTTCAATATCATCAGGCCTAAAGTTGACCTACTCATTGGTGAGGAAACAAAACGTCCATTAAACTTCAGAGTAGTAAGAACATCACAAGAAGCTACATCTGATCTAATGAACACACAAAAGGAGATGGTTCTTAATTATGTACAAGCCGCCATTACTGCTAGAATGAGCCCAGAAGAGGCTGAACAATTCCAACAGTAGCTTGCTGAAGGGTCTATACTACCTCCAGAAGAGATTGCTAAGTACATGGACAAGGACTATAAAGATGTGATTGAGAATACAGCATACCACACCCTTGTATACTTGAGGGAGAAGCTTGGTATGGACAACGAATTCATTAAGGGTTGGAAAGACGCACTTATCGGTGGTATAGAAGTATATTACGTAGGTGTACTTGGTTCAGAGCCTTACATGGAAAGAGTTAACCCTATGTATTTCTCGTTCGATAAGAGTCCTGATCTTGAATTCATAGAAGATGGTTCTTGGTGCTGTAGAAGAATGAGACTTCCTATTACAGAAGTTTATGATCGCTATTATGACAAGCTTACTGAAAAAGATCTTAAGAAGCTTGAAGAGATGATCAATGCAGTACCTGCCCATAACCTGGGAGAGGGTAGCCCTGTTGATAACTTTAAAGGAATACAGCTTCACATATACGATAATCCTGTATTCGATGAGAATACTCAACATTGTGTTAACGTATGGCATTGTTGCTGGAAGTCATTTAAAAAGATCTTCTATGTAACAACAATGGATGAACAAGGACAACCACAGATTGACGTCCTTGATGAAACATATGAACCAATGGGAGATGAGATCTCAATCGAACAAGATTGGATTATTGAAGTATGGGAAGGATACCGTTGTGGCAATGATCTATACTTTGGAATACAACCTGTTGAGTACCAACATGTAAGTATAGACAACCCAAACAGTCAAAAGCTTCCTTATTGTGGTGCTGTGTATAGTAATACTAACAGCAAACCTCGTTCACTTGTTAGCATTCTTAAACCATTGCAGTATATGTATATTGTATTATGGTACAGACTTGAGCTTGCTATAGCACGTGATAAAGGTAAGGTTGTTAATATGGATATAACACAGATACCTAAATCAATGAACATTACACCAGAACGATGGATGCACTATTTGTCATCTGTAGGCGTAAACTTCATTAATCCTTATGAGGAAGGTTGGAACATACCTTCAAGAGAAGGCGGCAAGCCAGCTAGCTTCAATCAGATGACAGCACTTGATCTTACTATGTCAAATGTTATTGCTGAGTACATTCAGCTTATGGATAAGATTGAGCAACTTGCTGGTACAATCTCAGGTATTACAGAACAGCGTGAAGGCGCCATTAGTTCTTCTGAACTTGTAGGTAATGTTGAAAGATCAGTAGTACAGTCATCTCATATTACAGAACCTTTGTTCTGGGTACACAATCAGTGTAAGAGACACGTAATGAACATGCTTCTAAATACTGCAAAAGGTGCTTGGGAGGAAACAGGCAAGCAGAAGCTTAGCTATATCTTCGATAATGGAGAAAGAGCATTCCTCGATATTACTCCTAAGTTCTACTATGAAGATATGGACGTGTTCGTAAGCGATGCTTCTAGAGATATTGAGAACATACAAAAGCTTCAACAGCTTATACAACCTGCTATGCAGAATGGTGCTAGCTTACTTGAAGCTGCAGAAATCCTTACTAACGATAACTTCAACATACTCAAACAGAAGCTTAAGGATATGCAGACTCGTCAAGAACAGTTGCAGCAGCAACAGCAACAAGCTGAGGCCGAGAATCAGCAGAAGCTTCAAGAGATGCAGAATCAGGCTAAACAGCAAGAGCTTATGCTTCAAGAAGCTCAGATGGATCTTCAGAGGTATCAGATTGATCAGGATAATGCTACTAAGATTGCCGTAGCAGAAATCTCTGCTTATCGTGGTACTGAGGAGAAAGATGCTGATATGAATGGCATACCTGATCCAATTGAGATTGGTAATCAAGCTCTGTAGCAGCAGAAGATCGATAGCGATGCTTATACTAAGCGTTATGAAGCTAAGCAGAAACGTGAGATTGAGGATCAGAAGATTCAGCTTGAGAGAGATAGGATGAAACATGAATCAGAGTTGCAGAAGCAGAAGGATGATGCTGCTCTTGAAAGAGAGAAGATAAAGGCTCGTACTGCTATCCGCAACAAGACTGTAGGAGAGAAGTAATATGCCTATAAAGAAACCGACCAAATATAGATCTTCTCAAAAGATGAGAAACTATATAGCAAATGTAGAAGCAAAACATTTTGATGAATAGAATCGAAGGTTTGGTGGAGATGCAATAGCTGCTAAAGAGCTTGAGTTAAATCAGGCTCTTGGTGACAGCTTGCCATATGTAGACAATGATACATATGACGCAATGTTGTCATACTGGTATAATACGAATAGAGATTCTGGTAAAGCAATGATTGATGCATGGAGGCGATATTACGCAAATCCAACGGACGATGGATTCTATGCATTCAGGAACTCGTTTAATGCAGGATACGATGATGATAAGAATACCGGCTTACGAGAACGTAGAGACTTTGAAAGAAGCCTCATCAGACCTATTCACGATATGATAGTTCCTGAAGCACGACTCCCGTACAAAGACCCTAACTATGATATGAATAGAGCTGTATAGCTTGGGTATGGAGCTGGTGAAGATGGACATTACCCATCTAGAGACTACGTTACCGGCGACATACTTAAATATCCATCACATCCAACATTTGGCATGGCTCTGTATAAGGATTTGGGAGAAGGTTATCTTCCTGTTAAAAGAAAGAAAGGTAAGCTTAAAGCTAATACTCAACCTACTCCTATGAGGCAATGGATGGATGGTGCGTTTAGACAACCTGTAATACCTTTTAAATAATATGGATAGTCCAGTTAGAAAAATGTAGAAGCGTAATGACTATAATCGTCATAAGCTTCTAAGAAAGATTAGAAGACAGCGCAAAGCTCAAGTTGAGCAACAAAAGGTAGCTGCAGAGAAGGAGCTTAAGCGTAGACTTAGAGTTACACCTCCTAAGTTTGGTGATGGTAAAGAACCTACTCTGTAGTTAAATTCTCCATATTTTTAGATAAAAGATCAACCGTTAAGCGGAACTGACCCAATTGGATAGTTTTATGTTGAAAACGTAGCTTTCGGAAAAATACTATCAAATATAGTACGTGGTGCTAGAACAGCTAGAAGACTTGAAAAATTAAGTGATTATAAAATGTATAGACAACGCGGATATGACAGACAAAGCGCAGACCGATTGTCAACAGATTATCACTATGATTCTATTAGTAAATATTTAGAAAGAATTTCTAAATTTATGGACTTCGCCCTTTAAATAATCACAATAAAAAATAACGAGCTACACGTATATGTGGCATAAAGAAATAACTAATTATATTATATAATTATGGGAAGAAAAAAGAAAGTTGATCTGTCAGCATTTGATGGAGTATTGAACGATCTTGGTTATAGCAATACAATGTCTCAACCTGAGACTACTGACGTTACAAATCTCCTTGATAATGACGACATCGAAGACTTAGATAAGCAGGACACTACCAGCAATGTACAAATAAATGCTGAGGATAATAGTGCACAGGGTGCTCATGATGATGATTCAGACATCCCTGAAGATATATTAAATAATAACAATACATCCGATCCCGATGATGCAAACGTCGACGATTAGAACAACGATACTGATGTAGATGGCAATAATGGTGATGAACCAAATGAAAACGAGACTACACAGATCGGTTTGTTCTTTGACGCATTCGCCGAAGAGCTTGGTTGGGATGTTAATGACGATGAGAAGCCTAAGTCATACGGTGAGCTTGTTGACTATATTGGTGAGATAATTCACCAGAATAGTACACCACAGTATGCTAACGAGCAGGTGGCTCAACTCGATGCCTATATCAAGAATGGCGGCAAGTTTGAGGACTTCTATCAGCGTCAGCAAGAGTCCATCTCTTATGAGAACATGGACCTTGAGGATGAGTCTAATCAGAAAGCAGCAGTTCGCGAATATCTTCGCTATCAAGGCTACAATGATGATCAGATCAGTAGAAAGATTGAGCGATACGAAGATGGCGACATGCTGGAAGAAGAGGCTGAGGATGCATTGGCTCGATTAAAGGATATACGTGCACAACAGTTGCAGGAACAGGAGCAAATGCAAGCTCAAGCTAGACAAGCTCAAGAGGAACAGGCTAGACAGTTTATGGAGAGTCTTACTGAAAGTGTAAACAACCTCGATAACATTAGGGGTATAGCGATCCCAAAACAGGATCGTAAGGAGTTGTTTGACTACATTACAAAGGTTGATGCAGACGGACTTACTCGCTATCAGAAAGATTTCAACGCTAATATGGTCAATAACCTCATTGAGTCTGCATACTTCACAATGAAGGGAGACGCTCTTCTAGGTGAAGCTACACGCAGCGGTCGAACATCTGCTGCAAATAAGCTTAGAACAATGTTAAGACATCAGTCTACTAATCACAGTAGATATAATGTCCAAGAAAATCAACAGCGTTCAGTTGTAGATCTTGCGTCACAGTTCTACAGTTGAACCTAATCAAATAATATATGACTAATTCACTTTTAAACAATCTTCAGCTTTATCGCGGTAAGCGTTTTAGCGATCTCGTTGACGAGAATATGATTTCTAACGCACTCCTGACTAAGCCTCACGAGGTAGCAGGTTTGCTTTCACTTGTATTTGGTACAAAGGATGATGGCGTATCAACAGCTATCGATCTTATTACTGGCGGTCTTGGTAAGACAATGGTTATCGAGAACCGTGAGTTCGAGTGGTCAGTAATGATCGACTCTGATCATGCAGTTAACATTCGTTGGGCTAAGTGGAACGGTTCTGAGATCAATGCATCTAATGTTGCTTCTGTAACTCCAGGTCTCAACGGTACACCTATTTATATTGGTCTTGAGGAGAAGTGGTTCGGCCCAGGTGCTGTACTCAGCTTCGACAACGTAAACTTCCAGGTTCGTGTAAACGGCACACCATATCAGGATGGTACAACTTGGGTATATGAGTGTTATGTTGCTGACGGTTTTGCTTCTTCTTACATTCCAGGTGAGTACCTTCTCGCTGGTCGTCAGGTAAGCCGTATCGGTTCTGCTTACGAGGAGTACAGTGATGAGGCAGATATCATCAACTATCAGACACCATTTAAGATGCGTAATCACCTCCAGACTCTCCGTCTGAGCTACGATATTACTGGTGACGCATACTCTACAGTACTTGCTATTGCACTTAAGGATCCTGAGACAGGTAAGAGCTCATATCTCTGGGCTGATTATCAGTATTGGAAGGCTCTCCGTGAGTGGAAGAAGCGTGAGGAGACAGCTCTCTTGTTCTCTAAGTCTAACCGCAATGCAGATGGTACATACGGCCTGAAGGGTACAAATGGTCGTCCTGTTGCTACAATGTCTGGTCTCTTCGAGCAGGTATCTCCAGCAAACGTACGTTACTACACAACTCTTACATGTGAGCTCTTCGAGGACTACCTCTTCGATCTTTGCTACAACTTGATCGGTACAAACGAGCGTAAGTTCATGGCTCTCACAGGTGAGATGGGTATTCGTGAGTTTGATCGTATCCTCCGTGAGAAGGCAGCTAGCTTCAACCTTATCGATACAACATTCGTAACTGGTTCAGGTCAGAACCTCACACTCGGTGGTCAGTTCACAACTTATAAGATGACTAACGGTATCGAGCTCACAGTTAAGCACTGTGCTCTCTTCGACAACATGGAGTTGTTCCGTCAGCTTCATCCAATCACAGGTAAGCCATTGATGTCTTACACATTCCTCTTCGTTGATCTCGGTCAGCGTGATGGTCAGGCTAACATCGTAAAGGTTTGCCGTAAGGGTCGTGAGTTCGTTCAGTGGTCTACTGCTGGTTCAGTAGCTCCTGCTGGTTACTCTAACTCAATTAACACTGTTCGTTCTAACAGCCGTGATGGTTACCAGGTTCACTTCCTTGGTGAGATCGGTATCATGCTCCGCAACCCACTGTCTTGTGGTATTCTTTACTGCGATGCAGACGATGCTGAGATGACAAACAACGGCTTCGGTTCAACAATGGCTTAATTATAATATAATAAAGAAATAATGCTCGAGCCCCTCTTCGGAGGGGTGTTCGACATTACAACATACTAATTTACTAAAATTATGGTAGTTGAATTAAAGATTAAAAAGAAACAGCCTTGGGCAGGTTTGATTAAATATAAGTCATGTTTTGATTATATTTCTCCATACTTTACACGCTCCGGCTCTTTGTATACTGGGTTAACACCTGAGGATGAGACAAAGTACGAAAAGGCTTTAGGTCTTGCAGAAGGTACACTTGCTAAGACAAGTCCTTATTGGAATACATTCTGCGTAAAAGTTGGTGCACGTGGTGTGCTCCTCGATGATTCTATTCCACGTCAGGAAATGATTATCAAATTCTTAAGCAATCACAAGCGTGTTGCTACTACTCTCGACAAACTAGATGCTGGCAAAGATTATCTTCTGATCAACCGTCAGGCTGAGGCTATTGAGCAGAATAAGATCAATAAGCTTCGTCGTGATGCTATCAGAGAGTTCGATAAGCTTTCACTCGATCAGATGCGTAAGGCATTGCGTATCTTGGGTGTTAAGTCAGATACTCTATCAAATGAACTAGTTGAGTCTACATTGTTTACACTCGTAGACAAGCAGCCTAAGAAGTTCTTCGAGAAGTGGGTTGACAACAAGTCAAAGGAAACAGAGTTTATTCTCGAAGATGCCATTGCTAAGGGTGTTATCCGCAAGGATCGTACACAGTATTACTATGGTACAGAGATGTTTGCTGACACACTTGAACAGGCTATCGCTTACCTTGATAACAAGAAAAACCAAGACTTGAAGCTTTCAATTATTAATCAAATTGAGAACAAGTAATTAAATAATGTGACGCTATGACGCATGCAGATATTTTCACAAAGTTTATGATTGAATATGACAAGGCTAATATTACTTCGTCATATCCGTCGCTTACTGATTATGAAATAGCTACAGTTTTGGATAAAGCGTATTTAGCATTGATTGCTCAGAAGTTTACTGGCAATAACAGTAGACAGATGGCTTTTGAAGGAGACATTAAAGCTATTGAAGATGTTAGACCTCTTATAAAGAGAACTAAGATCTAGAAAGAAGAAAATGATTTGCTTACTGCATCTAACGAATATACATATACAATACCAGACGACATGCTTTACTTTGTAGATGGCTATGTAGCACTACACTGGAGAAGCAGAAGTCTTGATAAAGCAGGTCACATCGGCCAAAGCGTGGTGTTAATGCCACACGTTGTAGCTCAGAAATATAGAGCTACTTCAACTAATATGCCTTGGATTAAAGAACCTATTTTGTCGATTGAGGGTAATCATATGTACCTTCTCATAGATCAGTATGCATATTCTAAATCAAAAGGCACATTGGATCTAACTCTTATCTATTTACGTAAGCCTAATAAATTTATTGTTGATGGCAAAATAGATAAAGATTCTGATTTTGAGTTGACAGATTCTATGGCAGAAGAGCTTATTAACTTAGCTATTCTGATGAGCCTTGAAATTGTGGAATCAACCAGACAGGAAAGTAAATCTAAAATGACAGTATTAGAATCATGACACAAGACCAGACAAGACAATTAGGAATAGAGTTTGAACGTAGAGTCCAAACAATGTATCCACAAGCTATTGCTATTGATAAGCTAGATACTGACACGATTTACTCTTTCTTAAGCGAATTTCAAACTCAGTATTTAAAACAATTACTGCTTAGTGGAGATCAAGTAGATAGTAATACAAGAATCAGTACTAAGATAAGTGATACACTAAAACCTCTGATCAAACACGCACATCTTGCAGTTGGACATCTCGTATCATCAAGTACTAAAGCTATACAAGAAGCTACAAGAAAAGCTAAAGAGTATGCAGAAGAACAAGGTTGGGATTTAAATACAACAGAAGATTCCGAGAAGTGCAAATAGAAGTTTTAGGACTTTTTAAAAGACGAAAAGTTTAAGCGTCATGATTATGACGATGTTTAGTGTATCAGGTATACTTTACCAAAGGATTACTTATCATACATCAGATCTTCATCACTTACAGCAAGCACATACAAGAATCTTGATTTCGACACTAAGGAACTAGAATATCTACCTAACAAAATCATCAGAGAGGAAGAAGTTTCTTCTATACTGCGAAATCCATATAACAAGGGAGCTATACTTAGACATCCACTTGTAGTACTTGAGGGTGGTGATGAACCATATATGAAAGTATTTCATGATTGCTATACTAATATCAACAGTATTGATTTGACATATTGCCAGTATCCGTTTGCATTTAATGTACTAAACTATGACGACAACGATATGAATGCAGGTGCTGTACATAGTTATTGTCAGTTGCCTTATTCATGCTTCGATGAATTAGTTAATGGTTCTGTTCTACTGTTTATGCAGTATAAAACAAACCAAACACAACCTAAAGAACAAAAGAAAGAGGAGGCTAAGAAATGACAAGTTTAACAATGCTTGAATCTTTTGAGCGTGAGATTAATCAGCTCGACAACGAACTTACAAAGCCTTCTACAGACGATTCGATGTTCTGGATTAATTAGGCTGTTGCTAAGTTTGTTAAGACCAGGTTTAATGGCGACTTTGCGCATAAGACTGGTTACGAACAGACAGAAAAGAGGAGAAACGATTTGGACAAACTATTCCGTACTACAGTGTACGAACTAGATCAAAAGAAGAAGATTTCTAAAGCTTCTTATGATTACTATGAACTCGTTTATCCAAAAGACTTCTTATATGCATTAAATGAGGATGTCGTAATATGTGATTTAGACGGTGCACACGAAATGGACACTTGTGTATTTGAGTGTACGCAAGACTCGTTTATGTATCGTGTAAATAATATCCTTACAGATTTTCATTATAGATTTCATCGTGCAAGACCAATACGTACGAGAAATCACAATGGCTGTCTGTTACTTACAGACAAAAAATATAACATTTTAACTTATACACTTGGCTATTTAAAGTAGCCAGAAGAAATAACATTGGAAGATCCTCGAAAGAATTATGACGATTTCGATGATTCTACAATGTACGAAATAATTAAGATAGCTGCTCAGATGTACTTGGAGAACAAGAAAGACGAACGCTATCAAACTATTACCGCTGAGGTAATGACTCAAGAATAATAAATTTTAACGTGGAAATCCCAGCCCTTTAGGTAGGGTCTTAGAATATAGGGAAAGTAGAAAAAATTAATTAAATTATGATTACATACGTAAATACAGTGCTCGTTGGTACGGGCATAGGTTCACTTGCTTCTGCTAACGCAGGTGCTACAGATTCAGCAAAGATTGCTGCTGCAACAAACGGTCAGTATATTGTTGTTGATAACAATGGTGCTCTTGTTGACGCAACAAAGGCTCCTTATGCAGAGGCTATTAAGGTAGGTCTCAAGACTTCAAAGGGGATCAAGTGGTCTAACATCATCAAGAAGGCAGACGTTAAGTCTCTCACATATACTGAGTATAAGGCAGAGACAGAGGATACAGTTATCGTTGACTTCTCAAAGGCTGCAACTGCTGCTACATCATAGAGCGTTCGCGTTGTTCTTCGTCTTACTTTCAAGGACCTCCCAACACGTTTCCGCAAGTGGACAGAGTCTTACGAGGTAGAGGTTGCTGCTGGTACAGCCGCTCCAGCTATTACAGATGCTTTCGTTGCTTCTATCAACACAAAGAACGCTAAGCGTGCACGTGTAGTAGCATCTAAGATCGCAAGTGGTGCAGATGCTAATAAGTTGCAGCTAGTAGCTATGCCTTATGACGATGACGATACAAAAGATTCAATCAGCCCAGCTAACAAGGTTCGCTTCACAGCTAACGCTTGGTTGACAAAGCCAGAGGCTGTTGGTTTCGCTTCAAAGAACAAGTATGAGGCTGCTGTTATCAAGAAGACATTTGGTGAGGCTCCTATTGGCGCATGGAAGCTCGTTCGTGACGCAGAGGCTCAGGCTATGGGTTACCAGGGTATTCTTAACCGTGGTGAGGGTACATGGCCTATCATCAAGCCAGGTATGAATGTTGCAGAGGGCGCTACTTACGATTCAATCACTCTCGAGTTCGAGAATATGTATCGTACAGCAGACGATCTCTTCCGCAAGACAAAGCAGACTCTTCAGGTATTCGATACATTCACAGTTTCTGGTAGCACTCATACTAGCAAGCTTGCTGGTCTTAAGGCAGTTCTTGACGCATTCGTAAAGGGTGAGCATGCATCTGTAGCTCTCGGTACAAGGGATGTACATGAGTCAACTGTAGTACCATCTAACAACTAATCTTTAAACTAATATAGACATGGATATACGAATAGGGAATGATATACGATTAAATGTAGCTATATCAGATTTTGATATACTCGAAGGAGAGACTATCAAGTGTGCTCATTGTTTTTTGATGAGTGAAGCTGAAAAGAATTTATCAAACGTAGATCCAAAATCTATTGCACTTCCAAGCAAATATACATTGCGTCACAATATAGGTCGTATATACAATGTCTTACCAATAAACGCCTAGGTTCGCCCACACTGCGGTGGGCCTAGGTTTTTTGGTAAAAGCCTTCGTCAATATGGCAGACCAATCTTCACAAGAGTTGTTGAAGACGATGGTTATATATATGGGTATTTTTTAGGCCAAGACCAAGTAATTACTGGTGATTACAGTATGACTGTAATGCTTGTTCTAAATAGCGAAGGTTTTGGCTATAAAAACGAAAGATAGATTGTTATTGATTATGGTAATATGTTTACATTGACATACGGTAAGCCTATTGATGGAGAACACTCAATTACCCAGTTTAGTATTGATACAGCTCATGCTTACTACGGTTCATCTGACACAGAGCCAGAAGAAATCGATCTTTCTAACAAATGCACAATACCTTGCAGTGTTAAAGTTACAACCTCTATACAGGACAAAAAGAAATGTCATTGGGTTGCTGTTAGGGATGGTCTTGGGTATGTATGCAGCAAAATAATAGACGGCGAAGGTGATGATGTATCATTAGATGATATATACACAAAATAGATGGATGGCTATACAATGTATTATTATTTATCTCCTTCATTTATTGGTGACACAACAACATTTACTATAACCAAATAGTCCTAACAATTATGAACGTAAATAAAATAGCAACAAAAAGTAAAGCTTTGTTCTTTACTTCTGGACCAAGCATTGATGCGTCATATGGGCCTTGGGATAGCATTGAACAGTACGAAGAGTTTTTGCATAATGATCTTGGTATCGAATCTCCATATGAATACACCAAAATAGTTGTTAAGGATTAGGAGAGTGGTGTTGGTACTGAGTATATATACAAAAATGAAGAGTGGCAAGTATATATAGATCTATCTGATGCAATGTCAAGAATAGAAGCCCTTGAAGGTGATAAGAACGCATCTATAGCTAGCAAGATTTCTGGTTCTGTAACATTGACAAAGAACAAGTTGTACGCAGGACAAACTATTATTATAAATGTTACTGGTAAGGTAAATCTTCCTTCTGAAATATCAGGCCGTACAGATAAGATCTCCTCAATATCAATCAGTGGTGGTGGTCAATCAAAATCAGGTCAGCCTGGAGATTCTACTGTATCTTTGAATAATGTCACTATAAACAACACTACTACATTCTCTTTGTCTGCACATGTAGATGCTCCATATACAAAGAATGTTACAGCTTCTGCTACAATAACAAAATATTGTCCAATATACATCGGTGTTGTAAACAGTTCTGTAAATACTGCTGGTGCAGTTGTTTCTGCTATAGCAAATGCAGAACATTTATAGAGTCCAAACGATCCTTTGACATCCATATAGAGTATTACAAATAAATCTATTACATATGGACAAGGTTAGTGTCTCGCATTTATATGTGGACAGAGTGGAGTAAAAGTAAAAGAGAATGGAGCACTTGTAGAAGATGCGTATCAGTTTACTGGAACCACAACCATAGAAGGCATGACAGCATATGTTTATGTAACACAGCCACAATCCGCAGTAACTAGAAGTATGAATTTTAATGCTTAATAATTATGGATATAAATAATAAAAAAACAGGACTTATCAAGATACCTGGCGCGTTAACATCTACTGGTTATGAAGATGGTGTTGCAGGAATTGTTGCATATACTGGTGATGTATACGATTACAGCCTTAGTAAAAATCAATCCGATATAAATAGTGAATATGTAGAAACTAAGGATAGAGTAAACGGACTTCAGAACACAATAAACAGCATCGGATTGGAGGGTGGTATTGTATAGAGTGCTTAGTCTGTAGCAATACCAGTAACTCACGGATTTACATCATCAAACATATATGATGCACTACTTGAGGTATTCGAAAAAATACCAGATGACAAAAAGTCTACAGTTGATATACGTAGAGCCCATAACGAAAACTCTCGTAGATTAGAACAAAAGATGAATTCTTTCATATCTTGTATTTTGTCTTTGATAAACAGCGTTGTATTCCATAGCGGAGTTCCTTTTGATGTTTCACAACAACTAACAAAAGAACTTGAGCTTGTAAAGGTATCAGAATACGAAAGTATGCCTACAACATCTGTGTGCGGACATGCATTCTGTGGATATGCAATATGTGCAAATGAAGATGAAAGTCAAGATGATCAAATACAACTCACAAACGCTACTTGTGGTACCGCCATTTTAGGTTATGCCATTTGTGGTGAATTTTAAATAATAAATTATGGCAACTATATCAAAAATAACAACAACTTATATAGACGGTACTACAATTATAACGTCTTCACTTCTTGGTGAATTTAAGAGTAAAATCAACGATATAATTGACGAGCTCAATAGCTCATCAACACCAACACCTGTTTCAAATGTAACAATATCAACATCTGTTACTCCAACCGGTAGTGGTTCTGTTACTGGTGGCGGCAGTTATGCACCTGGCGCATCTGTAACGCTTACTGCAACTGCAGCTAGTGGTTATACATTCAGCTCTTGGAGTGATGGCAATACAAACGCTACACGCTCTATCACTGTTGGTAATAGCAACTAGACATATACTGCTACATTTGCTGCAATTTCTACACCAACAGTAGCAGCTCCTACAATCATAATCGCTGGTAACAGTTGTACAATGTCTGCAGAAAACGGAGCTACTATATACTATACACTCAACGATAGTGCACCTACCACATCGAGCACACAGTATAGCAGTGCGATTACTCTACAGTCTGCTTGTACAGTAAAAGCTATTGCTGTTAAGAATGGCGTTCAATCAAGTGTAGCTACACAAACATATACTCCAAGCCAATCTTATGATTCTGACACTGAGGCTATCGCAAATAGATTTAGCAATATCACAACTGCTAAGAAAAATGCCCTTGATACATTTGTGCGCAGCCTAAAGAGTAGCGGAGTTTATTCAAAAATAGACTATCTCGCATTACCTGCTATCGCTGATAATGTGACAGAGGCAACTCAAAACGCATTGGAAGGCGAGGGTGTTGTAGTAAATGGTACATCTGTGGCATTAAGCAACAACGGTCTTTCTCCTATAATTGGCGAAGCGCAAATGTCAATCGACAATTTGAGTACCGATTCTACAAACACGCACATCTCATTCTTCACGAATAACGCTGCAACTCCTGTTACAGGAAAATGGGATGTCGCACTATGTTTCGACAATATGCTTGGCTTTGGTAAAGCAATTAATGCGGCATCACCAGGTTTGTATTATACGAACAGTGAAAATTCTTCGATTAGATGGACTCCTTCCGAATTGTCAGCATACAAGACCACAGCTCTCACCCACGTTATCGCTGTGTCAGCAAGCACAAAGGTTGCATTATCCCTAAATGGAACTTATGTTGAGCAATCAGACTCAGTGAAGGCATCATCTAATAAGAGCAGCCGAATATATTTCGGTCAGGCAGGTGGCATTAGCAGCCATGTCTATCAGGCACAGGATTCTGAAGGCTCATTCGGTGGTATAACTGCATTCAAGTATGGCTTAATTTCAAAGGGTAAGTCTTTGTCTCAAACGGAATGTATTGCATTTAACAATGCTGTTACTACATTTATGAACTCAATACTTGGATAATATGGCAGAAATATATAGATCCGATGGCACTCCCATTCTGCTTCCTACAACAAGTGTAACTCCTATATTGCAGACTGGTATTCACATTGCTACCATTGGAGATAAACAGATATTTGCCCCCAGACAAACAGAAACAGTGGTAACACCTATTCTGCAAACAGGAACAAAAATTGCAGAAATTGGAGATAAACAGATATTTGCCCCCAGACAAACAGAAACAGTGGTAACACCTATTCTGCAAACAGGAACAAAAATTGCAGAAATTGGAGGAAAGAACATCTTTGCCCCTAATAGTAGTGGAGATGGAGGTTC